CAAACTGGATGGTGGTTTAAATACCATAATATAACAGCAAAAGGCGGTCATTACTTCTTTAATACTAACATACACGCAGATAAAGAATGGAAAATCGAAGCACGGTGAGCGTTGTTGGCGCAATAGATAAAGAGAAAAACCGAAATAACAATAATAATGGATATAAAAATAAGCATAGTATTAAAAGATGAATTTTACGGATTTGGTTATTTGTTGGGTGGTAGAGAATTAAACAGTCAAACAAAAAAAGAAATCATTGAACTAATAAAGGAAGATATTGGAGATGTATTTGACCAAGAAATTGAAGTTGAGCAAGCCAAGTGATTTGTGGAAGTCAAGCTAAAAACAAAAATAATTTACCCAAAATCGGATTATGATCTGACTTTGAGGAAAAGCAAAAAAAAATGAAAGAAACAACCTTACTTAAAATGAAGTGCAATTTAGATTTAACGCAAAAAGCTGTTGTGGTTGCTTTAAAGAGAATAAACGAATGTTATGACGTAACAAGAAAGAGAAACGATTATTATTAATAAATTGCTTATATTTACAAGAACAAAGAAATTATACACTAAGAACAATTAAAACCAAAAAAAGATGCCACTATTAACACCAAAGAAGTACGAGACTAACAAGGAGTTTGCAAGAAGATGTATGGGGAACGCTAAGATGGGAGAGGAATATCCGGATAGAGACAAAAGGTTTGCTGTATGTCAAACTATTTGGAAGGATAACTTTAATCCAAAAAAATAATTCACCATTTATTGCTTGATTGTCAAAAAATTGTTATAGATTTGCTGAAAACAATATAACGATGAAGATATTAAAGATATTATTTAGAAACCCACAATACTTGATTGTGTTCTTTTTTATACTTATTTTATTCATTATCGAGTCCGTTGTATTGTTGCTAACAGCACCATTTGACTTATTCCTTAGAGGAATAGAATGGACTATAAAACAATTATTAACATTAATCAATTAACACAATGGGAAAAGTAAAAGAAATGTACGCAGAAATGAACCACGAAAACAATGCTCTTGAATTCTATAGCAGATTAGAGTTGCTTAGACAGATGGAGGAAGAATTGGTAGATCCGACAGTTCCGGAGAGCGTTAAAAGAATAATTCTTAAAACAGTATTAACCTAATGAAATCCAAAGACGACAATGCGATAGTAACATTAGATGGGGTATTTTGGGATAAATCCGATATACTGCAACAGATGTTAGACGATAAATTCTATTTCGGTTATTTGAATGGCAATGCGCTTTCATCTAGTAGCTGTAAGAAGCTCCTTGAATCACCAAAGGTTTATGAGGACAGTTTATTGGCTTCAAACAATGTGTATTCACAACCTCTTAGAGATGGTCATTTACTCCATTGGAATCTATTAGAACCTGAAAAATACGAAACTTTGGTATTTAAAGGACTAACCAAAGCTAGTAAGGAATACAAATTAGCTTTAGAGGAACACGATGTTGTATATACAGAGACGGAGAGGCATTTAGCAGAAGAATGTGCAGCAGCCTTTAGGAGCAATTCTAAGGCTGTTGAATTACTTCAAGGTGCTAGAACCGAAGTTCCGGCTATTGGGTACATTGAGGGTATTCCGTTTAGAGGTAAAGCGGACATCCTAGGTGGTGGCTATTTAGCTGACTTAAAAAGTACCGCATCCGTAGAGAAGTTCAAGTACTCTGTGGATAGATTTTCTTATGATATGCAGATGTTCATTTACTGTGAGTTGTTTGGTATTAGTTATAAAGATTTTTACTTTATAGCAATAGACAAATCAACCAAATTAATTGGTATATTTGAATGTAGTAAGGAGTTATACCATAGAGGCGAAAACAAAACAATGGATGCGATACAGATATTCAAAGACTTCTTTATAGACAAGAAGCGTGATCCAAGTGAATTTTACCTATACGATGTTTTATAAAAAGGAAGAATGTTATACCGATATGTATTTGTCCTTAACGCTAGGGGTGATACAGGAATATGACATTGCATTATTAGTAGATTATTACAAGAATTTAGAGCATTACGAATGTTGTCAAGGCATAGTAGAAGCGTATGCTGATTATAAAAAAAACAATAAAACACAAAAACAAGAATTATGAATCAAGAGATGATTAGGGAGTTTGTGGAGGATTATTACGGTGTAGTAATCTCGGTACGAACAAGAAAACAAGAAACAATAAAAGCTAGATTTATGTATTACAAGCTAATAAGAAGTAATACTAAATTAAGTTTAGATGCAATAGGCAAGTCATTAGGATATGACCACGCATCAGTTATGCACGGTGTGAAACAAATGAATAGTTGGATAGCAACCGACAGAACATTTAAAAACGATTACAGGGTATTACAAAACAAGATAAACAATGTAAACAATATAGCAGAGGATATAGAAGAAGATACAACTGCATTGGTTTTAGAGTACGCTAAATTAAAAGAACTTGTAAGGGAACTATCGTATGAAAGAGATGAAATACTAAACGAGCATAGAACACTACTTGAAAAGCACAATAAACGTGAAAGGTTTTACGCTAAATTTGGCTTTATTTGATTATGGAAGAAGATAAGCCAAAAAAAGTAGATGGTCGCAAGAATAACGGTGCGATAAAAGGAGTTTCTAGGGGTCAAGGGAGACCTCCTAAGATAAAAGAGAAGGAAACCAACAAGTTAACCCTAAACGCTCTTAAAAAGGCTTTTGGTAGCGAAGAAAAGGCTTGGATTCATGTGGCTCAACAAGCTGCAAAGGGAAACTTCAATTACACAAAGATGTTATGGGAGTACCGATATGGTAAGCCGAAGGAACAAACAGATATAAACGTAAACACACAAATAAACATTCCGGTAGTGGAATTCACAAAACCAAAAACAATAGATATAGACTATGAAGAAGAAAAATAATGATGACCTGATAATAACGCAAGAAATGGAAATGCCTGATGATTTTTGGAATTATCTAGTGAATCCTGTTTTGGGGTACTATAATGGAAAGAGAATAGAAAGATACGTTGCTCAAAACTCTAATTGGTAGATTCAAATTACATAGGGTGCTATGGGGAGTTGCTATTCTTTTCTGAATGTATTAAGAGGGGATATAACGTAAGCAGACCCCTATTGGATAGCTCCGTGTATGATTGCGTTGTGGATAGAGACAACGTATTGTACAAGGTTCAGATAAAATCTTCTAGTAAGACACCTAGGGATGATGATCCCAACATCAATGTTGCCTTGCAAAACAATAAGAAGAAATACGAAGTTGATTTAGTGGACTACTTTGCTGTATATTCTACGTTTTATGGGGGATTCTTTATTTTTAAGAACCTAGGTGAAATGAAAGCTATAAGAATCAGTTTAAGTGGCAAGTGGAAAGACTGTTTTAATAACTATAATTTCAACAAAGAAGATGGAGACCTTTTATAGAGATTTAGCCCGGGGGAAACAGCTTGAAAACATCGTACTCGATTCAATAAGGGAAAAGTACCCAAAATCATACATTGAGGATGGATATTTTAAGGAATGGGACATATTTATACCGGAATTAAACATCGGAGTTGAGGTGAAATCAGATGAAAAGAGTAAGTACACCGGGAATATAGTCATTGAGGTTGAATTTAACGGGAAACCCTCTGCTTTATCAACGACTAAGGCTGAATATTGGGTTATTTATGATGGGTATGGGTTTAATTGGTTCAAAACGTCAAATATAAGGCGGTGTATAGAAGAATCTAATCAAAAATTGGTCAGGTTCATTGGAAAGGGCGATACAAAGCCTAAATTAGCATATTTAATAACAAAAAAACTACTTTACAAGTATGGCGAACGCAATAGACCTCCACGAGAAATATAAACCGTTATTTAGTAGCGACAGTAGGTACTTTGTAATTACAGGAGGACGAGGTTCGGGTAAATCCTTTGCGGTTAACACTTTTCTGCCTCTAAACACTTATGAGCAGAACACAAAGACACTTTTTACTCGTTATACGATGAGTTCAGCAGCTATGAGTATTATTCCGGAATTCCGGGAGAAGTTGGAGCTTATGGACATTGAAAGCCAATTTGACATAACCAAAACGGAGATAATAAACAAAATCACCGGCAGTTCAATATACTTTAGTGGGATTAAGACAGCCTCCGGAGACCAAACAGCAAAGCTAAAGTCAATTCAAGGGGTAAACACCTTTGTACTTGATGAGGCAGAAGAATTGAACGATGAGATGGGGTTTGATAGAATTGATTACTCTATCAGGGCTAAAGGTGTAAAAAACCGTTGTATTTTGGTACTGAATCCAACTACTAAGGAACATTGGATATATCAACGCTTCTTTCAGAATAGAGGTATTCCCGATGGTTGGAACGGCACAAAGGATGGGGTAACTTACATCCATACAACCTACCTTGATAACATAAAAAACCTTTCTAATTCGTTTGTCGATCAGATAGAAGAAATGAAGGTTCGCAGACCCGAAAAGTACCAACATCAAATCTTAGGTGGGTGGTTACAAAAAGCAGAAGGTGTCGTGTTTACTGATTGGCAAATGGGTCAATTCAATAGTGAGGTGGAGTCTATATTTGCACTTGACTTTGGATTTGCTAGGGATCAAACAGCCCTCGTAGAAATTGCAGTTGACAAAGAGCGTAAAATCATTTGGCTCAAAGAACATCTATATAAGAAGGGATTGGTAACTTCTCAAATATACGAGCATTGCAGAAGGGTAGCCGGAAGGAAGTTAATTGTTTGTGATAATAGTGAGCCGAGATTGTTGTCCGAGATGAAGATGAAGAACCCTCCGTTGAATGTTACCCCAACGATTAAAAAGAAGGGAAGCATTTTGTCCGGGATAGCTCTTATGCAGGATTACAATATAAACCTAGAAGGAGAAAACCTTATCAAAGAATTTAATAACTATGCTTGGAGCGTTAAAGGATTGAAGCCAATGGATAGTTTCAACCACCTTATTGATGCAGCTAGATACGGAATTCAATATGTATTGACTAGGAGCGTGCCTAAAGGAATGTACATTGTGCGATAATAAGCGAGAAAAAGTGAAGGTTTTAGAATTATTTGCAGGAAGCAGGTCTATAGGAAAAGCTGCTAAAGACTTGGGTTATGATGTGTTCAGCTCTGATGTCAACGGGTTTGAGGGCATTGATTATGTCGTAGATATATTAAATTTCGACACCAAAAAACTTCCTTGGATTCCTGATATAATTTGGGCTTCACCTCCTTGCACCACTTATTCGGTAGCTGCAATTTCCCATCATAGACCTCTTAATGGGGAGATTAGCGATTTTGCTAAAATTAGCGATTTAATAGTCCAAAAGACTATATCTATAATCAGCGAATTGAAACCTAAAAAATGGTACATTGAAAACCCAAGAGGTATGTTGCGTAAGCAGTCCTTTATGGATGGGTTGCCTAGGGCGACTGTTTGGTACTGTAGATATGGGGACTTTAGAGCAAAGCCTACGGATATTTGGAGCAATAATATTGCCGACTTATTTAACCCTAATGGGTGGATGCCTAGACCCGAATGTTTCAATGGGAACAAAAGTTGCCACCACGAATCTGCTCCAAGAGGAAGCAGGACGGGAACACAAGCATTGCAAGGAAACTATAATAGAAGTAAGATACCTAGTTTATTGTGTAAAGAAATATTAATTTCTTAAACAATTATTTCGTCAGTTGAGAAATAAATTATATATTGCACCAAGTTTAACAATTAAATCACAAACAATCATGGGGAAAGAACCGATTTTAAAAACACTAGAGCTAACCAAATCAGAGTTGAAGCTACTGGACACAGCTTTGTTTAATTATCGATTAGAACAGCTAGGAAAGAGCGAATGGCAGTATATGGATTCCATTATAAGTTTAATAGATAAGCTATGGGAGTAGATAGAATAATGTTTGAATTCAATATTGACGATATATCTAAAATCGAGAACCTTATCGCTCGGCGAATAGGGCAGTACCAAGAACGAGGTTACTATATTGGGGATTTAATAGCCTTGCTAGATAAAATTGATAGACAACTAGAACTTCAAGGTTATGGAGATAGTGAGTAATTGTTGCGGTGCGCCATTAGTACCAATAGAAACAGAAATTTGCTCTGATTGTTACGAGCATTGTGAAGCTGTAGAGCTTGAATAAGTAAATGTAAATTCAATAGGGGGTTTGCCTATACCTCGTAAAAAAAATAGGTATCTATTTCATTTTGTTTTGTTTGGAGCGGTTGTAACAGATCGCTCCTTTTTTTTATCAATAAATTCAATACCCC